TTTGTGGGAACTAATATTCTCAATGAAGCATTCCTTGAGCGTTTTCCTGTAACATTTGAGCAAGAGTATCCTACTTCTACTATAGAGACTAAGATCCTACTCAATGCTGGATGTGAGAAAGAGTTTACTGATAACCTAATCAAGTGGGCAGGTATTATTCGTAAGACTTTCTTTGATGGTGGAGTAGATGAGGTCATTACCACTCGTCGTTTGGTTCATATCGTTCAGGCATATGACATTTTTGGTAATCGTCTGGATGCTATTACTAAGTGTGTGAATCGTTTTGATGACGATACCAAACAATCTTTCCTAGATCTCTATACTAAGGTTGACGCAGGAGAAGATTCAGAGTATACTGAGGAGGAGAAATAAGATATTATGAAGTACAGTGAAAATGAGATCTTGAAAGAGGTCTCAGATTATATCAGTGGGACTTACAGGGGTCACTACTCCTCAAACAATGTTCAGACATTGGACTTGATTGATTCAGTAGGTGACGCAGAGGCATTCTGTAGGTCTAACATATTGAAATATGCCTCAAGGTATGATAGAAAGGGTACAGCACGTAAGGACATCGTTAAGATTATCCACTATGCTGTACTCCTTCTACATTTTAACGATAAGACTGCTGCAGCAAATGCTCTCCAGTCTACATCCACCCCTTTCTCCGTTGATTATGACAAGTAAATGACTGTATTATCCAAACCAACACTTGAAATCCTAAAGAACTTTTGTTCTATCAATAAATCACTTGTTATCAATCCTGGTAATAAGTTGAGTACACTAAGCATCAACAAGAACATTCTTGTGTATGCTGATGTTGAAGAATCATTTGATTCACAGTTATCAATCTATGACTTGGGTGTATTCCTCGGTGGTCTATCTCTATTTGAGCAACCATCTATTGATACCTCAAGAGATAATTATGTTACTGTAAGTGACACTAAGGGTAGGTCTAAGACCAAGTTCTTTTATGCTGACCCTGACATCATTACACAACCACCTGAGAAAGAAATTAACCTTCCTTCTGAGGATGTTAAATTTAGGTTAGAGTCAACTGCATTACAACAGTTGCAACGTGCTGCTAGTGTATATCAGTTACCAGATCTATGTTTGTTTGGTGATGGTGAGAAGATGAATTTGTGTCTTACAGATAAGAAGAACGATACTTCTAACACATATTCAATTGAAGTTGGTAAGTCAGATGATGAGTTCTGTTATTGCTTTAAGGTGGAGAATCTTAAGTTGCTTCTTGGTGACTATAATGTTACACTAAGTAAGTCGAACGTTGCTCTCTTTCAAGGTGAGGGTATCAAATACTTCATCGCTTTGGAACCTAATGCCTAAGAGACAAATTAAAACTAAAGATTATATGGTAGATGGTTGGGATAGATCTCCTCATCTAGCAGTGCATCCCTATGTACGTGGGAGTAGGCATAATAAAATTGGTATGACTATAATGTGGACCTACTATATTATATTTGTAGCAATGGTTGTTAGATTAATTTGGGTCTTAAATACATGAATGATTTTTTATGGGTAGAGAAGTATAGACCTCAGAAAGTTGAGGACTGTATACTTCCTACAGAAGTGAAGACCACCTTTAAGAGTTTTATAGAGCAAGGAGAGATACCAAATCTTCTACTCTCTGGAACTGCTGGAGTTGGCAAGACCACTATTGCGAAAGCATTATGTAACGAACTGGGGGCTGACTTCTATGTCATTAATGGGTCTGATGAAGGTAGATTCTTGGACACTGTACGCAATCAGGCAAAGACCTTTGCTAGTACTGTTTCTCTTACATCTACAAGTCGTCATAAAGTTCTTATTATTGATGAAGCAGACAATACGACACCCGACGTACAACTCCTCTTACGGGCCTCGATTGAAGAGTTCCAGAAGAACTGTAGGTTCATATTCACGTGTAACTTTAAGAACAAGATAATAGAACCATTACATAGTAGAACAACAGTAATTGATTTCAATGTCCGTGGAAAATCTAAACAAGCTCTTGCAGGTCAGTTCTTCGAGCGATGCAGAGACATCCTTACCAGAGAGGAGGTACGGTACAATGACAAAGTGGTTGCCACAGTTGTCCAAAAGTACTTCCCAGATTTCAGAAGAACAATCAATGAACTCCAAAGATATAGTTCAACAGGTTCTATCGATACTGGAATCCTCGCAGCGTTAGGTGATGCTAAGATCGATTCTCTTACAGAGTATCTAAAGAATAAGAAGTTTAATGATGTTAAGAAGTGGGTTACTCAGAATTTAGATAGTGACCCTACTGCTATAATGAGGAAACTATATGACAGTCTTTCTACTATTATGGAAGGACCAAGTGTTGCTGCTGCTGTACTTATTATTGCAGAGTATCAATACAAGTCTGCTTTTGTGGTAGACCAAGAGATTAATCTCTTAGCATGTTTAACACAGATTATGTTGGAGTGTGATTTCAAATGATTGATGATGATGTGAAAATCACTATCAACCTTAACAAGTTGGTAGAAGCAAGAGCAAAACTCCAAAGTCAATATGGAGATTACTCTAGTAAGATAAGCAAGGGTGAGTACCTTGATGAGAATGATATTGATAGAATTGCATCTGGATTAAGAGATACTCTAACATGGGATACATTGTACTATATGATTGATGATGCCATCTTAGAATATCTGGGTGTAAAGGAAACTCATTACGGTGAGACTGCTGGTAATGAACCTGCTGCTACCTATGAGAAGAACAGACAACAGTTTAAGATGGTTAAATTGGAATCACCATCATGGACAATTGAGGTTCCAGTAAGAAAATGAATGACATCATTCAGATAAAAAATCCTAAGACTCAACATTACATTGCTTTTAAAAAATATGTAATGTCAAGTGACATGCCTTGGTTTAAGTATAATAAACAGCAAGAGGATAACTATCATAACTATGATATTAAATCCAAATCTTTGTTTGTACATCCAAGAATGAATATGGATAAGATGGGAGATGTTTCAACATTTATCTCACCATTCTTAGGAAGACCAACTGATGCTGAACCGTACCCTCATCCTCAGAATTCATTAGAATATATAGAAGGAGCTGTAAGAACTCTTAAAGAGATATTGGATTTTAATAGAATAGAAGTTAATAGTTTTTTAAGAGTTGCTGCTAATATGGTTTATCCAGACCCTGATGTGGATACTACTTTCATACATGTTGACCATCATTGTCCACATAAAAATATGTTAGTATATCTAACAGATGCTGGAGGTGAAACCATTATGGAGAATGATTTCCATGATCCTAAAGAGGATGATGCAATCATCTTTGAAGGGTATCATACACACAATGTACCCAAGACAAAGGCTAGAATAGTACTAGTCGCAACTTTCGTTTAATCATGATTACTAAAGAAAAACAAAGAAACCAAGTGAAATCTAAATTCTATTACATCTTCTGGGGTCTAGCAACAGTATCAGTATTTGCTGGACAGTTATATGTTGGTTCTGGATATCGTCAGATGTCGAGATCTTTTAATCGCATTATGGATGCTATTGTAGTAGAAGTAGAAAGAGGATTACAATACAACGAGAGGTTTTACTAATGATTTTAGTTTTTATTATCGTAGGATTATTGTTCTTTATTATGGGGTATGGATTGTACCTTACAATAGGACCAGGTAAAAAAGATCTAAGAGACCCTATTGACGAACATGCTAAAATGCATGAGTTAGGCATTGCACATGGACACGGTGGAAACAAGGGTGCATATGAAATGTCTGGTAAACTAAATCACAAACATGATGAATAATGAAACTAACTCAAGAAGTTATTGACAAGATTCAAGAAGCCATGTTACACACCAAAATGAATGGTGATATGAACTGGTTAGATGGTGATGAGATTGATGTGTGTCTTGGTGGCACATTTGCTGGTGATAAGTTTATAGCAATTCACAACAGAACACGAAGCAACACTACTAAAAAATGAAATCATTGAAAACCCCTCTTCGTTATCCAGGCGGGAAGTCTCGTGCTATCACAAAGATGTCACGATTCTTACCAGAGATGAGTATGTATAGAGAGTATAGAGAACCGTTTCTTGGGGGTGGTTCTGTTGCTTTATACATGACAAGGTATCATCCTCACCTAGAAATTTGGGTTAATGATTTATATGAACCCTTAGCAAACTTTTGGCAAACTTTACAACATGAAGGTGATGAAATTACGACCAGGCTCAGAGCATTTAAGAAAGCATACCCCACCCCAGATAGAGCACGAGAACTTTTTTTGGAGAGTAAAGAACTGGTTAACGATGCAGGAGCCAGTCTCGTTACACGTGCTGTTAGTTTTTATATTGTTAATAAGTGTTCTTTCAGTGGTCTTACCGAATCGAGTTCCTTCTCAAAACAAGCCTCAGACAGTAACTTTAGTTTACGAGGCATAGAGAAACTACCAGAATATTCAGAATTGATACAGCATTGGACTATAACCAATCTAACATATGAAAGGATGGTAACTGATGATAAAAATATATTTACTTACTTTGATCCTCCTTATGAGATAGGTTCTAATTTATATGGTAAGAAGGGTGGGATGCATAAGTCTTTTGACCATGATGCTTTTGCTCAAGAATGTGATTTACATACTGGGCATACCATGATATCATATAATTCATCTCAGTTAATCAGAGACCGTTTTACCGATTGGATTCCAAATGAGTATGACCATACTTATACTATGAGATCTGTTGGTGACTACATGAAGAACCAACAAGAACGTAAAGAACTTGTGTTAACTAACTATGCCATATGATGATAGATATCCTCTTAAGGATTATCTGAACAGTATTAATTTCAATAAGGATAATCTTATGGAAGATGATCCTGGTTGGGAAAAGAACTATCCTCCCTATGTTATTAACAAATGCCTGTCACATCACATGGACACACTAGCATTTGCTAATGAGATGAATCGATATCCTAACTTGGATAAGAAATTACAATATTCTTTTTATCTAAATACAGTGAGACCGAAGAAGAGATTCTCTCCTTGGGGCAAAAAAGAAAAGGTGAAAGATCTTGACCTTGTGAAAAAATACTATGGTTATAGTAATGAAAAAGCGATTCAAGCCTTAAGGATCTTAACTCCAGACCAACTTAATTACATTAAAGAAAAACTGAATAAAGGAGGTAAGAGATGACTGAATTACAATGGACCAAAGATAATATGGTCGAGGTTCAATTAAAAGAACCTGATGACTTTCTTAAAGTAAGAGAGACATTAACTAGGATAGGTGTTGCTTCAAGAAAAGAAAAGAAGTTATATCAATCATGCCATATCCTTCATAAGAAAGGACAGTATTACATAGTACATTTTAAAGAACTATTTGCTTTAGATGGTAAGAAGGCAAATCTTTCCGACAATGATTTTCAAAGAAGAAATAGAATTATAAAACTTTTATCTGATTGGGGATTGGTGAATGTTGTAGATGAATCTGCTATAGTAGATGCAGCACCACTTAGTCAGATAAAAGTTATTGCATATAAAGAGAAGAGTGAATGGAACTTAGAATCCAAATATAATATTGGTAAGAAAAAGCAACCTACAAATGTATAAATAGGGCCAGTTGTTAAAGATATATGGCTGAAGAAATTTTAGATGATAAGGTAGAACAGGTAGAGGAGGAGAAAAAGAAGGGTGCTTTAGGTAAACTAAAGGATGCTATACTTCCAGATCCTGAAGAACAAGCTGCTATCATTAGTACATTTGTTCGTATTACCGTTCTTGCCTGGTCGGGTGGGATCTTGACTTTGAACTATGTTGCTATACCAGGTGTACCGCAACAGAAAATTGATCCGACATTCATAGCTTCAGTTTTTACAGGGGTTTTAGCTAGCTTCGGAATTCAGACGGCATCTAAAAAAGGTGACGGTACTATGAAGATGAATGGCAATGGTGGTGGTGCTAACGGTGGTCCTCCTCCTGTTACTGCTAAAGACATTGAGGCAATCATAGCAAAAGCTGGAACTGGTGGACCTGTTCAAACCATTAGAGTTGAGCAAGCACCTCTTAAAATCACTACTGACGACAAACCTTACAAATTATAGAGTCATGAAATTTAATTTTAATGCAATTGCTAATGCAATAAGTGTAGCATCAGGAGTAACACTCGCTGGTATCATAGGTGTAGGAACATACGTTTATGTAAACAAGGATGCTATCATTGAAGACATCAAGAAAGATGCTATTGAATCCATTACTGGTGGTTCTGCTATCGGTGGTGCTCTTACAGGAGACATTGGAAATCCTCAAGCATCTGCACCTGTACCTCAAGGTTCTAGTTTAGGTCTTCCTGTTCCTGGCGGATTCTAAATTGGACGTACAGAAGATTGCTTCTACTGGTACAGCAGTTGCTGTACTAGGAACTGGTGCAATGGTCGGTGGCAATCACGTCATCGACCAACAAACTGGTGGTCCTCAGAAGAGAGAATCTGAAAAGATAGAAATGATAAGACAGATAGTTGCAGAGGAAGTATATCTACAACTAGTTAATGCATGGCCAAAATCATCTGGTCCAGTGAAGGGTTTAAAGATACCTTCTACAGATTATAAGAAACAATTGCCTCAAAAATAATGTTAGACAACTCACAACTCTCCGCTTACCATGAAAAACAAGCTGCTCAAGACAGTCGGATGGCAATCTTGGAAACTAAAGTTGAAGATCTTCAAAAAGGTTTGGAAGATTTTAATAACAAAGATAAGGAAGAACTCAACCAACGATTAAGATCTATTGAAAAACAAGTCTGGGGTGCTGGTGCTGTACTTGCTGCTGTATTAGCTATCGCTGGTATTGTTACTCAGATTGAAGATGAAGATGACTGGGATGAAGAAGCAAAAATAGAACACGTGATACAACATATTACATAATGGATACTTACCTATGGCTCCTATTCGTGACTTACCTAATATTACTCTCGGTGGATTTAATATTCCTAACATCGTGGTCAGGCAACAGTCCGTTAATCTTGGAGGCATTTGGATAAGAAAACCAAGGGTAAGAGATATTAGTGATGTACAGATAGCAGATGCTAGAAATTGGATGGTGCAACCTCCACAGGCAATTCCTCCTGTAGTTCCAGTTACTGTTAATGCTGGTACTCCAATAGTTAATATGCCTGGTTGCGTTAAGGTACATAAAGAGAACGCAAAGAACCCTAATAATAAAAGTAAACAATTAGTTAATGATGATCCTAAGCAGAATGTAGTTCTGTGTGATAATGGTATGCCATACTATGAGCCACCTAATTATGATTATAGGGAACTTAGTTGGATGACAGTTAATCCAAATGAAGAGGAAGTTGATGAAGGTATTAATACAGATGAACCTCCTGCACCTGATATAGACACCCCAGAACCACCTCCAACAGGTCCGAATACAGCAAGTGATATAGAATGTCCTCCACCTAATGCAAGACGTATAGGAGATTTAAATCAGGCAGGTACAGAGAAGGTAACTGGATATAAGTTAAGTGTAGATAAAAAAGTTTGCATAACAGAATGGGAAGAAATTGGTTTTGCTGAACAATATCTCCCTAGTATTTCTGTTGTAACTACGACTGCTGGTATTGCTACTGTGGCGACGACATCTGCCCTACTTGCAAAACCCCTAGCGGATTTGCTTTTGAAGGTGGTGAAGCCTGCAGTGAAGAAGTTGATTGCGAAGGTGAAAGAGAAAGTCCTAAAGAAGAAACCTCCTGTTTTGTCTCGTCGGGAACGTCTGTTGAAGCAGAGGGAAGCGAACTCTGCTGTAAAAGCTGCGAGGAAGTTGAAGGGGGAGTAAATTGTAGTTGTGGTAACTCGTGTTCGTGTGGTAGTATCTTTCCACCTGGAGTTGTAACTACTACGTCAGCACAGATTGAATGGTATGGTGAGTTTGGATGGAAGAATATACCAGATTTTTTAAGTTCACCACAATTTTTGAGTCTTGCGATCTCAAAGTCTAATCTTTTATTGGCAACTAGTTGACCAGCCATTTCGATCTGAGCATTTGCTGCTTGATGACATTGCTTCTGTAGTTTCCTATTCAATGGTATTGATAAGGTAGCAGAGAGACCAGCATTGAATGACTGGTTTGCTTTCATATCAGTACGAATAGGTTTATACCAAGTAGGTGTCATACTACCACCACTACCTACTACATCAGGTACACCATCAGGAGCATCTACATCTATTTCTATCTCTATACTTTCTCCATCTTCAAACCATCTACTACCATCATCTTTAGTTCTTGTGTCATACCACGACTCCCAAGGATAGTTCTTTACAGTGACTGTTTGTTTAACAGTCTTACCCTCTACATCTGTTAGGTTATATTGTGGTTCATCATAGAAGTCCTCCCAAGGATCTTTACGTGAATCAGCAAACTGTATATAGGGAGTAAGGTTAAACGTACTACCTTGACATGACACACCTCCACCGTAGGTGTTAGTCACGTATGGACCTTGTAAAACTTGTATTGCCTGGTTCGTTACTGAGCCCGAAGAGTTGGCGATAGGGTTAGCTGTTGCACTTACACCCCCTACACCTTCCGCCAGAGTGACAGGGGCAATCGCAAGATTTGATAGACATAATGCTGCTATTGGGTAAAGGTTGAAGTTGTGTCTGTGACACTTTTTATTTCTGTTGTTCTTTGGATGATTGTTTGATTGGTCATCCCTGGTCCTTGATACGTTTGCACGAAACTGAACGCCTCTCCTGGAGTCGTTATCGTGAAGTCTGAACCTGTACCAAGGTTTAATGAATCGAAGGAACTTGTTACGGCTCCTGTGATTGTTGCTCCATTCGTCGCTGTTCCTGACGTTGAAGGTTGTATTGTCACTGTTGATGTGTTCACGTTGGGGTTTAATGGTTGTCCGTCGTTGGATATTCCATGGCCCGATACTGAGTATTCCCATCCTGTCCTATAATCTATAGAGTTTATTGTCTCTGTGACTGTGCTTTCAGTCTCAGTATGACTCGTCATCGAGCCCTGTTGGAAGTTGGGGACCACAGGGACCGCCATAGCAGGTGCAGCACCGACACTTGCACTTACCACAGCTATCACATATGGGACATTCTTCAACTTCATTATCTTTCTTAAA